TCGTCCAGGCAGAGGCAAAATCGGTGTCCATGCCCTTCTCGACCCGCTCCTTGGCCATCTTGTTGATCTCCGCAAGAGCGGTGTTGTCGTCAGACTCCTGGGACGTCGACTTGCCCAGCTCCCTGAAGAGCGCGCCCTTCTCGATCTGTTCGCTCATGGCCTTCAGGATGGGTTCCAGCTCGGCCCATGCCTCGGGAACCTTCTGGGCAATCTCTTTGGTGATCAGAGCGATCTTGGCAGGATCTCCTGCATGAGGATAGATTTTCTCAGCCTTCTCGATATGCTCCTTGAGAATGCGTTGGTTTTCGGCCTTCTCCAGCCTCTCTTTAGTGGCCTGGTTCTCGGCTTCCAGGTCAGCCAGCCTCTTCTCCAGGATGACCTTCTCACCAGCAGCTTTCTCAAGATCCTGGACCTGTTTCTCCAGGGCTTCTCGGCGAGTCTTCTCCCGATCAAGCTGCTTTTCGATACCTTCCTGGCCAGAAAGCACAGGATTTCCTTCAGAGCCTCCCGGCTCAGTAGTGGTTTTCATTTTACCTTCCACCGATTTGAATAATAGGAATGTTTTGTTGTTGGCCCCGCGCGGAACCAATGACACTTCTTCGACCACCAGATCAATCAGTCTCCGCATTTGCCCACCCCCCAATGCTAAAGCCGGTGTACTCTCCGGCTACGATCTTGTCCCACAGATCGACATTGAAAATCTTGACTGCCATAACCCAGGAGCCAGCCTTGATCGTCTGGCCGGCCATCTCAAAATCGACGGGTGCTATGTAGCTCTCCACCGGGCGAGCGTCGGCCATGGATTCGTGGTAATCTACTATGGTCTGATAAGATACCATAAAATTATGGGCAGCCTGTTCGATCTCTTCAGCCGAGATGATATCCCCCTGGAGGTCTTCAACATCAGGCTCAAGAACCACCCCGTAGACTACGTGCTTCACGCCGTCGGATTTCTTGATGCCTACCGCTATTTGTTTTTCAATTCGTTGCATTCAGAACTCCTTAAAAAGATGATCGTGGATAGATTTTTACCAGAACCAGACTACACCGACACCGAGGATGAAGAGTTGGACCTATATCGCCCCATGGGAAAGTCCCTCCAATGGGGCAGGTCTCACCGTTTATGGCCAGGCAGCGGTCGCAGGTTCTCTTCTCTACTGAAGCCAGCCAGGCCAGCTCGTACTTTTCCCGGTCGATGATGCCCCGATCGGCAGCCTGCAAAGTGTCATGATAGAACCCCGCATTGGCCGCACCTATTGTCTCTGTTCTGGCTATGGTCTCGGCCCGGTCTTTCAGCAGCCTTTTGGCATACTGGCCCACCATCTTGTCAATCTGCTGAGGCGAATATGTCCCGCCGTCTGCCAGGCCCTGGCGATAATTGATCAGGGCTCGAGATCTCCTGGGATCGAGACCGACATGGTTCCTGATCAGTTTGGCCGTCTGCTGCGGGGTGACCTGGTTTTCGAAACTGTCCTGGATCAGACCTCGTATGGCCTCCCGGCTGTTGGACGAAACGTACTTTACCCGATCGGCAGAAAACTTCTTGATCCAATCGAGACTGTTGGGATAAGTTATGTCCCAGCCCACGGCACCCCCAAAGGTGGTCGAGAGTTCGGCTGATGTGGCCGCCCCTGCAGCACCAAACGTATCGAACAGCAGCCCGTTCATCCTCAGCAGTTCGGCATCGAACTGGTCCCAGGCTAACTGTTCTACCAGAGGATCCACGCCGTAGCCGTCGAACTCCGCCAGGGCCGCTGTTATGCTGTTCCAGGCAGTCTTATCATCGACTGCGCCGGCAGCATCCATGATGATCCTCTTTAGCGCCGGGCTATTCTTATCTGCGATATCCCGGATTTCCTTATAGAAATTCGGGTTTCGAGTGGCTGGTTTCATCGGGATATCTCTGCGATATGTTTTTCATACAGTTCTGGACGACTTTCCCAGATCATGGTGAGGGCCTTGTACTTGTCTGCGGCCTCGCCGGCGCGGACCATCTGCTCAGCGAGTGCTTCTGCCTCTTGGGTGGCGTCCATGCCCCTCTGCTCAAGATAGTCATTATGATAAGCATCTACCAGCCTCAGGTTCACCGATACAAGGAGGCCGTCAAGATCTTCGGCCAGTGACCGATCAAGCAAGGCAATTTTTCTCACCAGTTCGGCCACCATGGCAGGATCTCCTACCAAAGGATACCTCAGCCGAGCTTGGTTCAGGAACTCGGCTTTCAGAGCCATGTCGCTCAGTCGGGCCTCTGCAGCTTCCCGTCTGGACCTTTCCTCTTCTAGCTGGGTCTTCAGGCTTTTACTCTTCGCCATTGCCCTCGCCTGCCTCCTCAAAGTTCATCTCAGGCATCCCAAGTTCGGACAGAACCCAGTTCTCCATGGACCCGTCCGGAGATGGGAATAGAGGCATCCCGGCACCGGACAGAGCCTGTATTACAGTGGCCAGTTTGCTGGGATCGACCCGCTTAACCTCCGAATGTACGATGGTGGGATAATCACCGCTTCTGCGACCATTGAGGGCCATCAGACGGGGGATGGCGTGGTAGCTCATCACTTCGGCAATCTCATCCAGGTAGCCGGTCACGGCCATCGAGAAGTAGTCGGTCTTGTCCTGGCTTAGGGCATACGATCCGCCCGCCTTCTGGACTCCGAGCATCATGAATTCGGCCAGGACGGATTGCATCATCCGGGTTTCGTGCCGCTGGATGGTCTCGCTTGCGTTCGGCCCGACCTGACGGCTCGCGCCCTGCAGCAGAGTCAGGTCGTACTCTTTCTGGCCCTTCGCGTCATATGACAGAGGCATTAGGATTCCATCTTTTGTATGCCTCTTCAGGCCCTTCACCAGGTTGCGGAACGTGTCTCTTGCCTGAATCAATGCGGCCCGGTCGGGATCATTCGCCGGGGGAGCTGCCACCTTGGGGGGGACCCATGCTACTGCAATACCTACCGCGTCTTTCTCTATTCCAATGGCTTCGAAGCGCTCTATGTTCACTTTGTAATGCCAGGGCCCGTAAGCGTTTCTTAGGACAGATCGGCCTTCCGGATTATCCAGGTCTTCGTCTGTCCTGAACAGCAGGGCTTTTTCGATGGGGATGAACGCTGTTTTGTAGTCCGGCGGAGCCTGCTGGATCATACCCTGGAGAGAGCCGTCCGGACCCCACCGCCAGCCTTCACATGTTGTAGCCGATCGGACCGGCAACTTTCGCCAGCCTATCTTGCCATCTGCATATTTCGATCTCTTGGAGCCGTCTTTCTGGTCCGGCCCCAGCCTTCTCTTGTAGACGATCTCATGATAGCTCCGGCCCATGGGCAGCATTTCAGAGAGAATTTGGGATATCAGGGCCTGCCAGGTGTGGCTCATGTCGTACATGCACGATTTCACCAGCACAGCATCATCCAGTTGGTCCGGTTCTCCTCCTGCCGGCTCAACTCGCCATTTCACAGATCGACAGAACGATTTGACAGCAAAAAGGATAGCACCGATAACAGGATCGTTATCCCGCATCTCTTTGTAGACCTTGATGCCTTTCTTGCCGGACAGGTCTCGCAACCACTCTTCAGCTACCTCGTTGCCGAACCGATTGATCCCGGTAACGCCTAGCTCTAGAAATTCGTCAACCATGTAAATCACCAGACGGTGGGACCGTCAATTGAATCGACAAAGCAGATCGGGGCAGCAGATTCATTAAGTATATTAGATACCGCCATTTCTAGCATGTCTGGGCCGTCGTCGTGCATCTTGCTATCTGGAGAAAATGCCTTGAGCTGTTGGATCAGAGATGGATAAGCAGCAGCCCAATCCGAACGAAATAGAAGCGTGCCATTGCTGTAATGAGGTTCCATTGATCTTATTCTAGCTTCCTTGTTTGCGGTATTCCACACGAACTTGAACGGAACGGTCACGCCAGCGTCGACCATGCGGGCCCTGAGATCTTTCTCAAAAAGACTCATACCGCTCGCGCCTTTGGCGTGGCCAAGACTGTTGGCCTCGATCCAGAATACGCTGTTATTGAATATTCGCTGAAACTCGATTATCTTTCCAATCGTGTCGCTCTGGTTATCGACCGCCATATCACAAGACCAAACTAATAAACGCCCATCCGGTAAGCGAACTACTTCACCAATGGCAGCATAATCGTTGCCGCCCTCGGACGGATCACAGGAAGCGTAACGAACACAATTTTGCAATTCGGGATTGTTGTTGATGTCGGGCGATTTGATCGGCCAGGTTTTAGGTTCGAAGAATATGCCGCCGCTATGCGTTATGGTCCAGTCTCCGCGCCGAAGCTGTTCTCTGGTGACATAATCCAATTTGCTCAATGCCTCTTCATATGCCTCCTGGTCGACGTGCGGATTGTCGTCAAGTTTGGCCCCTATAAACGGTCTGGATGAATCGCCCCCAGTATCGATCTTGAACCTGTTTTTGACCCATTCGTGACCAACGCCGCCTGGGTTGCTGGCAGATCGCATCCTCAGCGGAACATCAACATCTTTGAGTCTGCGCAATCTAGAGAACAAATAAGAGTATTGGGTCTCGGTGAACTGTGTAAGTTCGTCAAATCCTATGAATTGGAATTCCGCCGACTGGTAACGATACTTGTCGCGCTCGCTTTCCAGATATCCAAAGGTGAGCGTTGCACCGGATGGAAAAGTCCATTTGTGGCCGGACGCATCCCAGTGAGCATCGCTGCCGGAAAGCCATTGGAGGCTACGATCCATGATGGCCCCCGAAAGAGCCAGGTCTGCGTAAGTGCGTCTGAGGATGAGGGCCGCATAACCGGGGACCCACGCATACTGAAGAGCTGCCATTAGCAGAGCATCAGATTTTCCCCCGGCGGCGGCCCCGCCGTACAGAACTTCGAGTTCTTGGCGAAGCAAGAACTCTGTCTGCTTCCGGGTGGGCTTGTGGATGCAATACTTGTTATCGAGGATGGTCTCTTTAAGAAAGATCAGCCGCTTGTCCGTTATCCTCGGTGGCTTCTTTTCCTTTACCTGCCTTCCCCGTGTCTTTATCGATTTCATCAAAATAACCCTTGTAACGGGCGAGCCTCTGGGCGGGTGTCTCGATCACGGCATTTATTTCCAATGGCTGGGTGGGGTTGCCTTCGTGAATTACTCGGTCGCCCATGTCCAGGTGCTTCTTGCTCCAGTGGATCATGATGTTTGTATCTCCGGGAATGAACTTGTGCTTGACGTTGGTGTGATCGTTCCCATATTCGTCTAAGCCGGTTTCCGGGTCTATCGGCCTGGATTGATCGCAGTAAGGGCACTTGTCATAGAACTTCTCGAACGAGAACCTGATCTTCTGGCAGTCCTTGCAGATCGTCATATACCGATCCAGCATCTTTCTGAACATCGCATCAGATACGATGTTCTTGCCATCCCAGGCACCGCCTTCCCTAGCTTCCCTCAATTTGGGGTCGCGCTTCAGCCGGTTGCTGAGCACCTGAGGAGATATGTTCAGCTTACGGGCCAGGGCTGCATCTGGGATTTGGCTCCTGCAGAAGAACGCAACAGCATCATAATCTATGGGGATTGGCTTTGGACCTGGCTTTTTTCTCTCCTTTGCCATTGGTATGCACCTATTTCTAAAGAATTCTAAATCAATATGAGGAGGCACTATTCGAATTGAAAGATCAATTGATGTGCCAAATATCCCGAAAAATCACCCATAATTAGGCTAGAATTGCAGGATAATTGCGATGTAATCGCGGTTGATTGAGGATGATAGCCTGAAATGTGGGGTGAAAGTAATATGCCGCGATGTGTTTTAATTGTTATTTGTCTGTCAGAGATCTGCACTGCGGACATTCGAAATTGTCGAGGATGTGTTTGATCTTAGTGGTCTGATCCTCTTCAGGAAAGGGCGAGATAAGAGATATTCGATACTGGGATTCTTGGTTTTCTCGGCCAGTTTCTGTAGGTCTGATACCTTCCAGAACTCCAAACGCATCCCGTAAGCGGCGAGCTTTTGATTTAAGTCTGGGTCCATTATTCACACTCTCTCCGAAAATGTTGCCCCTTCCTGCATGACCGTCTTGGTTCCTGCCCACGTGCATCCTTCTGCGATTATGGTGCTCTGTACAGGCACCAGATCTGTAGTACAGAAGCATCCACCGGGGGCCGTGATCTTGCAGTCTCGGGCCTCT